CTTCTATTGCTTGAAGGTCATTCGTAAGAGCAAAAGTCGGATTACCGGAAATACCATTTGAATTGGTTATAGTAATACCGGCTGATGGAGCAACTAGCGTTCTCTGTGCCCATGTGTCGTTCGCCGTCCTGACAGCAAACCCAGAACCGGAAAGATTTTCCAGAGCATTCAAGTCATTGGCGAGTGTGATTGTTGGATTACCGGCTATACCGTCAGCATTCGTAATCGTGATACCAGATGTTGGTTGAACAAAGCTTCTTTGTGCCCATGCATCGGCAGAAGTTCGAACAGCAAAACCAGAACCTGAAAGATTTTCCAGAGCGCTCAAGTCGTTTGATAATGAAATCGTTGGATTTCCATTTATACCATTACCATTCGTAATCGTGATGCCGTTCGCAGGGCCAATAATCGTTCTGGAAACAGCATTTGAAGAAGAATTCTTGACAATTATACCGGTTGCGGCATTTGGAAATGCTTTATATGCATCTGAATTTAATGTACTTTTTACAGCATTTACATCAACAACGATAGCGCTTACTGTCACATAAAGATTGTTTGTGTTACTCGTTAATGTGTCAACTTTACCGCTAACAACAGCAAGTTCTCCATTTATATTTCTGGTATCACCAACAATAAGGTTGTCGTTGTTTGCAGACTGTCTAAGAGTCGTTGTGGAAGTATCTGAAATATCAAGTATCTGGGAAGTTAATGTTGCCATTTATATTTACTTATTGTTTTCCAGAAATTCTATTCTCTTTGTTAATTGTTCTATCACAGATTTCATTTCCTGAATTTCTTTGTACATGTTAGGAACGAGTCTAGCTGCATTTCTTCTTTTTTTATATGCAGCTAGACTCTCGTTATCCTTATTTATAAGGGCCTTGCTTTCTTGTGACCGGTAAATACCGGGGACAGTGGTCTTTTCATCCATATAATATTTGTCCTACAATTGAAGTGCAATCACAGACAAATCCGCTACTCTCGGAACCAATGCCGAGTTGGTAGCACCAAGCGCAATTTTTATGGAAAATTGTTTGAAACCGGAAAATTTAACACCATTGGAATTAGTGTACTCCACCGCACCATACAAACCAGTCATTACACTTGCATCAAAATTAAATACAAATTCCATAAAATCGTTTCTATTAGAGATAGAAGAATAGGATGTATTTTGTGTTTTCAATTCAATCCAAGGGTGTGAAGAAAACGTATCGGAATCTTCTGCATTTGCAATTTTTACGTACACCTTGATATCGGTTTCTGGTGGTCTATAGGCAGTTAAATTAACTTGCAAATCTTCCGCATCTTGACCGTCCGCTAATGTTATTGTTTTTGAAATATATTTGTTCTGTGAGTTACCGCCAGAAGGATTAGTTTCATCTGTAAAATCCAAATTAACGATATTGTGAACATACACAGAATGTGTTCTATTCATGTCAATAACGGGAGAAACATAATTCGTGTTTGTTGCCAAAGTAGCTAATACTTGATTAGATTTTGCGCCCGCAAGTAAGGATTGTTCTTGTGTGTTACCAAGAAGCACACGTTCTGAATTCAACGTAGTGTTATCTTCCACGTTAATTCTAGAGAATGAAGTATCCAATATATTGTTGTTTGACGTACTTTTCATCGTGAAATTCAGATTGGTATCATTGAATGTCAACGAATTAGGTTCAAAGTCTATCACAGAATACTTTATTGGGAGTTTTGAATCGATAACACCATACGTACCCGAAAGTTCACCAATTATTGTTGAACCGTCGAGAAAACTTCCTGTAGTATTTCTTAATTCTATTTGTATATCACTTGAAGTTGGATTCTTATAGCTATACAACGTCCCTATCGGATAATGAATATCCGAAATTATCGCAGTTCCCTTGGTAGCATCACTAGAGTCTTTAATAGTTACAGTCTCACCCATGGCAAAGTTCTGTATTGTGTTTGCACCTAATGTATAGTTAGAACTTGAAATACTTGTGACAACACCTTGTGCATTGGAAGTTTGACCGACTATCTTATCAGTAGAAACAATAGTATCAGAAACAGAAGTCAGAGTAAGAGTTGTTTGACCACGAACCTTTTCACCAGTATAATCGAAGTTCTTGGATACCGATGTCATTTTAAATTTTTCAAATGAATTGTTACCAAGTGTAGCAGTGCCAGTATCTGTACTGAATTTCGCTCTATAGAATTTAACTTTCAAATCCGTGTTGGCTACGGCAACCCAATCAAGATTATTATTCGTATCATACAGTGTACCGGTATATTTACGACTTATAACTTTGTTACCCGTTAAAACATCATCTTGACCTATAGTAGAAACCCAAAAATAGGTATCTGGATTTACATCTATGGCATGAAGGATTAACGCATATCGAGTGTCGTTATACAAAAATATTGGACATTGAAATTTTACATTAAGTGGCACGAAACTATCTGCCGAAATAGGCATGTCATCAACGTCATAGAATACAACAGAATATGGAATAGTGTTTCTAGTTATACCACCACCATTATCAACTTCTCTAAGTTCAAACCAAGTTCCTAATGTTGCGTGTTTGTCGGAAAGATAAACATCGACAGAAGTAATAAATACACCTTCTTCTTCTGGTGGTGCAGATACCAGAAACACATATCCGAGACATGCACCATGAGAACCAGTTCCGCCCGGTCCTTCACCCATCCGTCCCGATCCACCGCCGCTCCGTTCACGTATGCGTTGAACAATTTGAGTAGAACCGGTAACTGACCTAGTTTGTGAAACATCTTCTTGACCCATATTTACTTTATATGTAGTAAGAATTGTATTTTGCTTTTGTTGTAACAATCCTTCGGCAACGTAATAATTGACCGCATACGTTGTCGTATCTTCCATATTCGTAGGAGAATCCGAAACTCTTACTTTCTTAGTTCCAATTCTAAAACGTTTGCCAGTTTCGGGCAATCTCAATAAACCAAAAGCTTCACCATCTGTTGTAGAACGCCAATCGTCACCTTCTAAAACACCAGTCTGTACAACAAAATTTTCATCTGTCGGTGTCAAATAATCGGACATTAATTCATCGTCAAAATAAATCCAAAGTTTAGTATTTGGCTTCAAATCTCGACAATAAACTTCAATAATTTGTGGTCTTATATATGGAACGATAGAAACATCGACAACCTTATTTCCAAGATCGATGGTAGTTCCTGAAAGTTCTGGATTTAATTCAACACCAGTTCTAGTTTCTTCACCAACTTGTACAACCTTCGCACTAGTACCGGTTCTGTTGGCATAGCTTTGTGCGGCTGAAACCGCTTGTGTTCTTGAAGTATATGTTCCAATCAATTGATCGGTTGCGTTATTATATACTTTATAACCAGTAATAGTTGTAGACCATTGGTCCCATTCCGTTTGCACTGGCGGCAATGAAGTAGGGATGTCTTCGCCAACCAACGAATCTGGTATTTGAACGGTATCTACCCAAACATCAGTTTCTGGATTTAAAGTCATCAAGCCAGTATAACGATAAACGTTATTTTCGGCGTTTCTAATAGTAGTAGCAAATGGTTGGTCTAAGAACACTTCTTCCGTATAAGATAATGTAATTACGTTATTTGATACTGAAACATTAGAGCCAGACAAATATTTGTATAAAAGTGAACTCATGTCATAATGTGGTCTAATCGATTGTTCATCGGGATCGACAACTATTTTATAATCTGGATTTGTTACTGCGCCATTTGTGTGGTCCCGGAAAGTATCAACAAAAATACCATTCTTGAATCGATCAAGACCGTTTTCATCGAGAATATTCATGTCTGTTGCTTGCTTTTCAAGCAAACTCAATCTGGAATAGTATTCCAATGAAGCAATTCTATCTTTCATAACAGCAATGTCACGCATTGTTGAACGGACGAAAGCTGTTTTTTTAGACGAAGATGCGAGTTCGGGCTTTCCTATTTGTTGGGCATAAGCTGGTGACAATGAAGGATAAGGAGTAATCGTTAACGTAGCCAATGCCATCGCATTTGGTGGAGTAGATGGTGTAACAGGAACAACCGCTGGTGTCCCCTCAATGACATTTATCGTTCCAAAAACATCCATAACCACAATATCTTTTCGTGAAAGATAATGTGAGTAGTCGAATACAAATTCGCCATTAGGTGCTGGTAAATGAAGTCCACCAGTAGTTGACTGGAAAGAATTAGAAGTCGCCGGATTTATAGTAGCACCAGCAACTGTTGTAGAACCGGTAGCTGTATTTGTCTTAACCGGGCGAAAATCAATACAATATCTCAAATTATAAGATACTTCCGTAGTTGGTGAAACAAATACTGGAATTTCTTGGGTCTTTATCGTAGTCGAAGTTACAGTCGTGTCATTGATAGGATATGAATCTACAGAAAAATAACCAGAACCTTGGGTAAAATCGGCTTCGAAATAATCCAATTCTACTAAAATATAATTGGATGATGACAGTGACATCAATGGAGTTATTGTTGCGTGGTCATAGTAATAATCTTTTTGTCCATTATTGAAAACAAAAAGGTTCGTAACATCACTACCTTGTGATGATGTTGTGAAATCACCAGTTTTTACACGAATTGATTTAATTCTATAAACATCCGAAAACCCTAGACTGTATGGGCCAGTTGTTCCGTTTGTAGCAGTAGAGCAATTTATTTTTACGAATCTTGACGGTCTAAGAAGTTTACCAGTTTCACGAGCCAACGTTTTAGACAATTTTACAGTAGCAGTAGCAGAAACGGTAGTTGATAATGTTTCTTTCAAATCAAACGACATAGATGTTGGTGTATTCAGAGTTATTGTTCTGTCAGCACCAGCATCAGCGCCATTACCTGTCAGGTTTAATATATCACCAACGTTATATTGTTTGACATAAGATTGTGTAGTAACAGACGAAGAAACATTAGATGTTACTGTCATCAAAGTATCAGAAGTAATCGTGTCAACAATATAAGTCCCCGATACGGAATTTATCGTAATGCGATCACCGGGATTAAGATATGTAAATTTGGTAGAAGTACCGTTAATGGTAGTATTGGAATGAGTTGTGACCGTTCCTGCCATACTTTTTGTTGCAGAAGCGTTTAATGCCACAATGATATCCGTTTTTTCAGCATCGGTTAATGCGCCGGTAGAGTATGGGAATATTTCATCAACAACACCAGTGTTAATATTGAATGTTCCGGCAGAAGAAATAGAAATCGCAAAACTTTTCTTGAAGTTATATGTAGTATCGACATTTCCAGAGACATCACGAATCGATCTAATAGAATCAGCAATAGGATATAGCATACTATCGTAAGATACTTCTTGAACCGAAGCTACATTAGCAGTGTTCAACACAACGTCAGCGCCAAGAGATGCTGTTCCAGAATTGTTTTTATATATGCTTCTAACAGAAGAAAAATTTGAATTACTTAGTGCAATATCAAAAAGATAAACATTATATTTTGCTGTTGGTGAACCAGCCGTGCCATCGACTAACTCGATACCCCTAACTTTGGCTGAACCAATTAAATTACCAGTTTGTACAGCAGTAGAACCACCACCAGTAGAAATTCTTTTTTGCGGTGCATCATAAAATGAAATTGTATCACCGGAATTCAAATCCCATGCGCCGACCAGTTCGGAACATACAACATAATTTCCCATTCTAGTAGAAACAACTTGGTTTTCTACTACATTATAATCAACACCCTTACGAACATTTATATTTTTGGTAACTAACGTTTCAATATCATAACCTTTGACATACGCTTTACCCGGCTCAACCGCAGCCACAAGCAAATTTGCATTACCGGTTGGTGCCGGATATACGCCAAGATTGGTTCCGTCATCTAAATGTTCACGAATTCCTACAGATAAACCACGAACATAATAATCCCCTGATTCGTCAGCAGTTCTAGTGGCTAATTCGTCACGAATTAATGAATATTCTGTCTTTTCGGCTGTTGCCTGAATGATTCCGTTATCAATGATGAACAATTGGACGAAATTAGGTGGACCGGAAACATCGTCAATATCAACTTTTGAAAGAACCGCTTCCATCTTAAAACGATCAGCACCGGGAGCATTATAATTGTATGCTCCCATAGCCGGGTCATTCAAAGTGGAATCATCAGCGGCTGTGACAATATATTCGAAAACATCAAATCCTACTCGACAAGTTGGAGTTTGTGAATATTTTTCTAGAATAATTGTCTGTTTTGGAAATTTAATGAAGTGGTCTTTAGAGAACACGATACCTTCATTGATCGTGAACATAGAGCCTTTTCCGATAGCAGAAGTATCGGAATGAACCGTTATGTTACCATATCCAGAAGCCAAAACTTCACCGGAAACAAATTTGTTTGCAATACCATCTGTACCAGATGACGTATACTTGACAAATAATGTCTTTGTATTGTTAATATCAGATTCAGAACCATCGGCAACTGCTACAACATAAGCAGTAATATTGTTAGTCGCACCTGTAATAACAGAACCGACATAATTATTCAGAGTTATTGGATTACCGATATTGTCAGTATCATTGATTTTTACATAATCAATGTTCGTATCAACGAAGAAAAGACCACCAGAAACTAAAGAACCTTCTTTAAAAATATGTTCTGCAAATCTGTCAATCTGGGTTTGCAGCATAGTTTGTGTTTGAGTGAGTTCACGAGCCTGAACAGCAGTGCCCGGTTTATAAAGAATACGATAAAATCCTTTGTCGGCATCGTAGTCGTCATAATATGGATTAGTGTTAAAATCCGTAATTGTCGTATAATTAGTAGTATTTCCAGCCATTTAACAACTATATAGGTGAGAGAACATGTTCTGTATTATTTATGGTTATTGTTTTAGAATGTCGCCACGAAACGGAAATTTTCTTCCTGATTAATAGAACGAACGATAGGTGGTCTATTTTCCAGATACATAACAGAACCTGAATATTTCTGGAATGGAGACGGCGTGACCGATGTTACGGTAGCAGTAGCGCCAGATGTTCCACCAGTTATGGTTTCATTGGTAAAAGTCCCGACCACATTAGTAACAATAATAGAATTGGTGCCCTTATATTCTACTACAACACCAGAAGCGCCAGATGTTCCACCAGTCACTGTTTCATCGGCCAAAAATGTACCAGATGAAGTAGAAAAGTTGAGAACGGGAGCAACAAGATATGTTGCTTCATCAGCCGGAAAACCCGTAGTCAGTTTTGGTTGAGAAATTAGAGAAACTACACGGAAATCATTGTTGGCGAAGAACTTTCCTTCTTCGTCACCAGATAATTGGACGTACATAATGACATTATGTGCAGATAATTCATAAATTGGATTTGAACCATGCCCGCCCATAGGAGACAATTGTGCAATGGCTTGCGCACCTGTACCGCCAGAAGTGGTATTTGCAGAAATAGTTACATTTGCTCTAGAATATTGTGCGCCTTGATTGATTACTTCAATCGTTTTGAGTGCTGTTCCAGAAAGAGTTGAATAAGCAGAAAAACCAGTCCCGTCACCTGAAACACTTACTGTTGGTGAAATAATGTAAGCCGAAGTACCATTCAATGATGATGCAAATGCCGGGGAAACTGTAATTTTTCTTGACGGTCCATCATACCCTGTAATTAAACGCTTCTGACCAGCGCCTGCACCAGAAGAAATGTAAATTGAACTACCAGTATATACACCGGAAGTTGTGTTTGCGGATGGAGCAATTGTTAGTTGTGTTGTGTTACCAGAAACGATTGAACCGACATGTTGTTTATAGCCAGTTCCGCCAGCCGTGACCTTTACAGTCGAAATAGAACCGTTGACGGCGGCGGCTTGTACGTCCCATTGAAATGAGCCATCATCGGAAGTCAATGTTTTGATTGGAATAAATTGTGTCGTCGCATATTTGATAGCTTCCGCAGCGGAAATTTCACACATAAATTTCCAACGATATCCATCCGCAGTCGTTACTACAGACGGAAGTCTACCAGTAGGTTTTACGGTAGAAACCGCTCCATTATTATTGCCCATACATTTGTAGACATTATACTCATCGGTGATTACAAAAAATTGACCATTCTGGAATTCTGTGGAAATGTCATATTGATTATATACATTTCCCGTTACCCAATTATAGCGAATAGCAGCAAAGGAAACGTTATTAGGGACTATCTTTTTGGCTGAAATAATATTGTCCCAAACATTGTATTCAACATTTTCAATAGAATCCAATGGTGGTGGTGGATTGTTATCATCAGTCCATGGACGACTTTTACCAATACACAGGTACATGTTTTCCAATGGGTCTGTTAGCATCTCCATAAACTTTTCAGCGTTCAAAAGTCTAAATCTTTTTGTAATATTTCCAGCCATTTATATTTCCAAGAATTTGAATTGTACTATTATTTATGCGTTTGTTCGTGCAA